TTAATTCATCGCCCGTACCAAGCCCGTTCAAAGCATTGGCAACATTAGTTTCGTAAGTTGCCGCAGTATTACTCCATGTTACTTTACCGTTTCCGGCAACGTAAAAGTTCGGATGCGAAGCCTGAGTATATACATCCCCTAATCCGCCATCAGCCTTTGCCGCAAGAATGTTATCGCTGAATCGCCGAGTCAACGCGTCATACGGCGCATAACCTTGCCAGCGAAGGAAGAAATCTTGAATTTCATCCTTATTGTTCTTCATTAATTGCGCGGCTAATTTCGGATGTAACGCCTGCTCGCCCATGAAACCCTCGCGGGTATTCACCGGTTTTCGTATCTGGTTTATTACCGTTTTCTTGTAAGCCCATTTACGTTTTTCGCCCTTGCCTTTAGCGGTTGCGTCGCCGTAAATAGCCTTTTCTGTCAGCGGATAACCGATTGGACATTCAACATCCCATCCGCCTTCGTGCTGCAAATCGGTCAAAACTTCGATCGGTTTGAACGTAGGACGTAAAGTCTTACTTTTCAACGCGCCCGGAGGCACTGATCTCGGATAACCGTTCTCCGTTCCGCCGATGTGCCCGTAAAAATTCGCGAAAACAGGCACCTGTTCCCACGCAGCTTTCTGCATCTCTTTCTTCAATGCAGTTCTGTACATTTCTAATTGATTATTCAATTGTGGCATTATTATACCCCCCAATATTTTTCAAGAATATTTTTTTACATAACGCCCAACTCTTTTTCTAACTTATCCTGCATTTTTTTTGCAGTATCAGCATCCGCTTTCTCTAACTCCGAAACACTCATCTGCTTTAATCCGCTGCCTGCTCCGCCGCCGCCTTGCGCTAAACTGTTCGGCGCTAATTTCTTCAAATCGCCCGATTTTTTAACCGCGCTGCGCCGCTCATTACTCATTACATCAACCATATATTGCGGGAGAACATCAATAATGAACTTTTTCAATAGCTCGCCCTTCTGTATGATCGATATCTTATCGTTCACGCGCCTATGCACTTTTGGATCAAGGCTACCGTCTTCGCCGGTCAGCAAATTCACTACCAAAGGATTTAGTTCGCCCTTGTCGTTTCGTAATTCCAAGTTTAATTCTACATCCTCCGGTTTAATACCCAATTTAGCTACATAATCGCCGATATTCCGCAACTCGTCTTTCATCAAATCCGCATTAATTCGTTTATGGTTTTTTACAAGGTTTAAGGCGTTATCCATATCCTTGCTAACCTTGTCCTCCGCCTTTTTCTTTTCTGCGAAAAACTCATAAACTTTCTGCGGACTCTCATCTTGCAAATCTCTCAAAAAATCGTTGTAATCTTCGCCGTCAAAATCATCCGGTAATTCCGGATATTTTGTTTTTAGCACGTTTTTAACGAGTTTTGCGCTTACTTCCGCTATTTTCTCATCGTCAACACTCGCCGCTGCTTCGTTAACCGATCCAGCATCTTCCGCATCTTTTCCCAATTCCAAATCAAGCTCATCAATAGCGGCTGCGGTGTTTTCCTTCTTCGCTCCACCAAGCATCTTCTCTTTGTTCACCAATGCTTTGAGCAAATCCGGCACGCCTTTCCCGGTGTACTTCGCAAGCGTCTTCTTCAAATTGTCCGGCAATTGATTTAAAACATCTTCCGTTAATTTGAAATCTGAATCAAAAACAGCATATTCGTCTTTATCGGCGTTAGCCTTTTTATCGTCTTTGTCAGCGTCAATCTCCGCTTTTTCATCTGCCTTATTGTCTTCTGCCTTGTCTGCCTTGTCTGACTTGTTCTCGGCATCAGTATCGGCTTCTTTTCCCGCTTCGGTATCTGCTTTTTTTGCGTCTTCCTTCGCGTCTGTCTCGGTCGAATCGCTTTCGCCCTTGTAATCTTTGTCAAACTCATCCTCCAACATTTGCTTTGTAGCTTCAATTTCTTCCGGATCAGTCATTTCATCGATCACTTCGATTTGGGCGTCTAAGTCTTCGTCAACCTTCTGTTCTGGCTTTAACGCCAACGATATTGTTCTTTCTGTCTTATTCATGTTTTTTACTCCTCAATCCTACTCATTATGGTATCCGGGCATTGTGAAACACAATGGTATCCGGGCATAATCGTATTCATGCTTTTTCCTCCGGCGATATTAATGAATGGTATCCGGGCATTGTAAATGGTATCCTTTCGGGCATTCACAATGGTATCCGGGCATAGATCAATATTTCCGATGGTTTTCAAAATCATTTTAATAAACCGCACTGCTCTTTTCGACTACTTCTCCTGTACCGCTTTTGCCTTGCTTTACAATGCTTTCAAAAAACTTAGCATCCTGCTCAAAAAAGGTTTCCGCGTATTCGGTAAATTCTTCCCAACTATCGAAACTTTTATCCCAATCCCGGTAGTCCGTCCCAATTTCACCTTTTTCGCGCTTATACTTTACATCAATGTTGAACCTTGCCGAAATCATACCGTCGCTTTTCTTAACATTGTTAATTCTGCGTCCGTCAACATCGCCCGTAAAGTCCTTTTTTAACGCATCCGCAAGTTTTCCGCGCACACGGTCACGCGCTTCATCGCTTACGTTAAATTCTTCATTTTCCATTAAGTACCTCCATAATTATGTTCATTAATTATTTATTGTCATTTCTTATTTCCAGCCCTAATTATTTTTTCTCGATATCTGCTAATTATTTTTTTGAACATTTCCCCGCCGGCTGCGCTTACAACCGAAGCAAACCGCCCGCCTACTCGCGTTATAATTAGCAAGAAAATTAAAACTGCCACGTACGTCCAAAAATCGCTTGTGGTATATTCAAGCAGCTTTATCAATCCCTCAAAAAACTCTTTCATGCCGCACCTCCGGTAAACATATTGTTTAATATCGCCAACAATTTCCGCTTTTTCTCTTTCTCGCCCAATTCAACCATTTTTAGCATATTCTCAATCTCATTGCCCTTGTTTTCAATCATTTTTCCTTTGTTTTCAATCTGTTTTCCCTCTATCCCTGCCCGCTTCTCAAGCATTTCCATCATCATCATTTGCTGTTGTGCTTTGTTCGCTCCGTCCTCGCCTTCTTTGCTCTTGAACAACTGCAGCAACTCCGTCCGATACGAACTGTCAGAAGCTTTGATTATTACCGGCAACGCCTCTCTTGCCTTCTCAACGTCGATCTCAATAATCAACTTTACCAACTCCATTAGCTTTAAATACTCCAACTCTCGCGCCGTGCTTCCGTATGGTGTTGGATCAATTTCGATATCGTATTTCCCGACTGTCAAATCATTGATAACCCTAAAAATCACTTGTCCATTTTCTACCATTGGAACGCGTTTGTTGAATCCTATTGTCATATCCTCGCTATCGTGAGTAATGCGGAAAACACGCTGCTCACTCATAAATGTTTGGACGTAATTGACCAGCAGCCCGCCTATTGCTTTCACGGCAATATCCGCGCGTCCGAACAAATAGCTGTAACTCTTTTCTGTTTGTTGCCGTTTTTGTAAATTCGCCCTCGCCGGTTCGCCTGCATAATCGCTGCGCCCTTGCGCTGCATTTGTGTAGCCGCCTAAATGTTGTATAAGGACCGGCATTTCCTGCGTCTCTCTTATTAATTCCGGCTCTATGCGCGGCATCTCTTCCGGTCTAACCTTGTTGAAATATCCGGGATTGACGCGCTTGTACAATCCGATCTCGTTACTTTGCCAATCAGATTCAAATCCGTCTATCGCGCCATCCTCGATAATATTCCCGCGGCTGACAAACCTCTGTAGCATCTCTAATTTCGTGCTTCTCGCTTTGTTGAAATCGCTCTGCGGATCAATTAAATCATCAATAACGCTTTGGCTTAATGCAAGATCAGCATGATAGTCGTAAGCAAAACTGAGGCACTATCAAAGGTGTTTCGCTATAAAACGGATACGGCTTATCGTAGGTAATAACCTCAAGAGCCGGCACGGCGGTAGTTATGTGCCGATAATTGACTAATTGAACTTGTGGCTCACCTCTCAACTTCCTTTCGCGCTTAAATCTGTCTATTAATTGCGGTTCAAAGCGCAATCCGCTTTTATCGCGCACTGCATCGGTGATGTCCATCTGTACATTTTCGTTCTCGTTAAACATGTACATCCGCCGGTCGGTTCGTTTTTCATGGAATTCCAGTAAATCAAATTTCCCATTCGCCGGATTGTACCAATCCAAATAGTCTGTACGTGTGTGTTCGTTATTAGTATCCCAATCTCCTTCTATCATTACCTCTTTCGCAGCTTCAAACAGTAACTTCAGCTTCCTGCTTATTGTGCCGCGCCGGTTTAAGCTTTCGCTGAAATAAGGTTGCGCAGAGTCAATTAAAACTTCCTGCAGCTCTATGTTATCCGCCGCATACTTGTTGATTATTTGCTCTACCGATAATTGGTCTTTGTATAAAACGTACTCGCTCTTTTTCAAAAGAACATCAGCATAGTTGAATTCAAACATCACCTTGCGCGGATCAATGTTTTCGATCGTCGGCATACCTTCCGGGTCGCTCTCATAATCATATCCGACGTAGTAAAAAGCATATTTTGCAATAATAGCGTCAATAAAACCCCGCGTCTGCTTGTATCCCCAATCGTTTTTCCCCATCAAATGGCGCAAAAGCATTGTGAACTCTTTTGAGATTTCATAATCGCCTACAGTTTTCGGCTTAACAATTATATTGTTCCGGCTGCCCTCGTGTAATCCGCTCAAGTACCTAACCACTCCGCGGAGTAGGTTGTAACTGTTGACGGGTCTGCCTTCATCTTTTACGGCTTTTCGCACAGTCGGGTCCCACTGTAACTCGGCAACAGTCATGTTATAATCGCGCGTTTGTTCCTCGTTAATTTTTTGGAATGTCGGCTTTAGGATGTTATATGCTCGCAGCATGTCGAATATGAGATCGTCATTCTTGTATCTTAACTTGCTCTGTACTGATATCAAACCCGGCATAGTTCTAGCCTATTTTGCGTAAAAATTCTTTTTCGTCTGTTTAACTGCCTTCAAATCGCGCAGCCATTTCGGTTCTGCTTTATCATTGTATTTCGGAGGTGTGCGCAAAGCCATATAACCGTATTTGAAAGAATCGTATCCGTGATCTTCCTGTCCGTCGGCAATATCTTCGATATTGTCTTCATCGCCCTCAAGGAAGGGGAAGGTATCGAGGAAATACCTGCACCGCTCCCAAACCTTTAGTTTCGGCTGTTTTGTAATTACTCCGTGACTATTGACATCGTACCACAATGCGTCCTTAACCGCGTCATTGCAAGCTATTCTATACCCGCTGTGGCTTACACTCGTTTTCGATACTTTTTGAATCCGTATCCCCGCCCGGATGAATTCCATCGCCGGGCTTAATTGGTTTTGCTTATCAAACGCGTCCGGTATCCACATGTTTGTGTCTGCTTCAATGTTCATTCTTTCAAGTCCGCGCTCTTTCAAAAACTTCTTAATCATTGCAATTTTGCGGCTTCGCGTTTCCTTCTCCATCTTTATTTCATCAACCAACTGCACATTCCCATTGTTGTCTTTCGCCAATACGTGTAAAACCGTAACATTGCCGTAGTCAAGCCCTCCAAGCAGCCGGTAATTCTGCCGTATTAAATTCCAACTTATATAGTTTGCCTTCTTGATTACGTGAACTCGTGGATTCCAGCTATCGAAGAAATTGCCTTCCATCGCAAACCAATCGCTTTCAAGCAATGCGCAGCTCAAAGTTTTTCCCATCATCTTTATACGCGCCCTGTAACCAGGATCCTTTTCCATCAAAATTTTGTTTTCGTGCAGAAATCCAGGTATGAACTTCCGAGATAAAGCATCCGGATGGTCTTTCTCAACTTCTATCCCCCTGTAATTCTTATCATCATCGTAATCTGCGATAAAAAAACGCCTTTCGCACTGCTCAACGTGAGGCTGAAACCTGTCTCGAACCCATTTAAGCCCTATTCCCACCGGATTCGCCGTGGACCGAATTCTTGGAATTAATCCGGTAATCGTACTCCGGCATCGCGAGAACAAATAGATGTATTGAGGGAAAAGGAATTGTGGCAGTTCATCAAAACCAACATATTGGTACTCAAAGCCCTGATGATCTTCTTTATCTCTCTCTTGGTTGAGGTGACATGTGAAGATTCTCGCACCGGAGGGGAAGTTGAAACTCGGTCCCGGATCGCCCGTGCGATGGCTCACATACTCCGCGCCGAATTCGTAATAGTAGCTTTTGGCTTCCTCAATCATATCCGCAAGGTTTTTGCTTTTCCTGCGGAACAATACCGCGCGATATTCCGGAATCTCTATTGCGGCTTTTGCGATCTTTGAAAACCGGTACTGCAAACCAAGCGCGTCAATCACAAGCGCCCAAGTTTTTCCCGGTCCGGCACTGCCGCCGTACATTATTTCAAACTCACCGGCGCTCAGAAATGCAAACTGTCCACCAGGTTGTGGCTTTATTATTTCCTTCGTTGCCGGGTCCGGTATTGCCGCCATAAGTTTAACCGCCGTCAGAATCAAAAGAAGGTATCTGAAAAACCTTTTCACCTATCTTCACTCCGTCTATTTCAAGTTTGTCATTAAATAGTCCGTGATGCCTACATAGCATTTCCAGTGCGCTTGTTTTGCTGAACAATTTTAGCTTAACAGTAATCCCGTCGCGGGTTTGTTTCTGTTCAACGCTTTCTATTGCCGCCAATTGATCGCGGGTCAAGTCCTTGCTCGCCTTCAAAACAATACCTTCGTTGCTAAATTCTAAATAATCAGTAATGATCGCATAGCCAATCTTTTCCAATTCCGCAACAGCTTCTATCCCTTCGCGCTCAACAACTTTTTCGCGTTCCTCCTGTAATTCTTTTATCCGTGCCTGTACTTCCGGTCTCTGCGTCAATCTTATCGCTGCACTAGTCGCGTTATCACCCCGCGCCTTATAACCTGCCCGCGCGTACGCTGCTGTTTTGTTTAGGTCCTTCAGAAATTCAAGGCAAAACAACTCATGTTGTCTGTTTTTCAATGCTCCCATTTAATCTATTCCCCTGATTATTCCTGCTTCGTAACTTCTTTATTCAAAATAATTCTTAACACCCTTAATTTTTAGTTGATTTTTGCGCCTTCCACCCAAAAACGATTCTATTTTTTCCAATTTGTGTATATTTTTTTNATCTTTTTTACTCAGCCACTTGATAAAGTGTGTCGTATTGTGTTATATTGTAATCAAGTTCAATAAAAATAGGAGATACACTATGGGACATTCAACAACAATTCAAGGAGAAACAGAGATGACTAAAAATGAAGTATATTTCACCGATCATTCAGAACTCGGTATAGGCTCAATAAATGAATATCTGCGCTGCGAAAACGTGTGGCGCAGAACTCTACACCGGGCACTATGACCGGACAGACGGGGACGGCGATTATATCAAAGATTGCACTCCGGAGGAATATAACCAGTTTGTCGCCAAGCACGAAGCTGGCGACCATGACTGGGAGGAGAAGCAAAATGAAAACAGTTGAATTAAAAATCGATATTATGTCATGCCCGATATATGGTGAAATTGAGGACGGGGCAATTCTGAAAGATAGTGATGACTACATTCCTACAATCACCGTTGAGAAAAACCTACCGCCGCATGCTCAACAATTCAGTCAGTTCGATTTCGCCGACTGGATCAGAGCGGACTCTGGTGTGGTTGACTTCAGCATGGAAGACCCGCCGGAGTGCTGGCTCGAAGAAGACCAAGAAAAGATAAGAAAATCATGGAAGAAATTTCACACCTCTTACACAAGGATCGTGGTAATCCCTTGTTTCGAGGGCAAACAACTGGCTCCGCTAAAAGCGAAAAAATTCGGAACCTCTTTTGAAGTTCCAAACGACAAAGTTCAAGAAGCAATTGAATTTTGTCAAGGGATTAAGGAGGCGCAAGATGTCTAAAAGTAAAACATTCTCGGTCCGCCTCCCGGTAGAATTAGTAGAGGCTCTCAAGCGACAGGCGAAAAAAGAAAACCGGTCAGTCAATAATTTGATTGAAACGGTTCTTAAGAAAGAGTTTCCAATAAATAATATGAGGACAAAATGAAAACTACAACACTTCAAACAATTCGAAACAAGTATTGCAATGTTCAGCACGAGGTAAAATGATACTATCATATTTAGACATACTTGGCGATAACAAACGCCACAAAGTTGAGGCGACAGTTACTACAGATCACCCCGCTTCACATTACGGTATCCCTGTTATTGTCCTCGAAGATGGTGGCACGCTAGACCTACAATCTTGGGTATTGCTCAACTATCAGGTTGCAGATGCAACTGACGAAGAACGGCGGCTGCTGTCGAAGGTTTTCGATAATTTCAAACTAATGACGAATTCGTTATGAATATCGTCGAATAAATTAGAAGG